TTATCGAATCTTAAATTACCTAGATTAGATCCAATTGTGTTAGGATCAACTTTTACATTTGATAATTTGTTTTTTAAATTTTTAGCAAAATCTATTACTTTAGGAGCAATTTGAGATGCACCATATAATAAAGGCCCTGCTACACCACCAATGATAGCACCTGTAGCTCCTTCTGATATTCTATCTCTTGTTCCTTCTCCACTTAAAAAACCTTCAGTAAAACCTGCAAGTGCTCCAACACCTGTTGATTTTAAATAACCAATGCCTTGCAATAATCTTGGTGCAGAAATACCTAAAGTTGGTGCAACACCTGCAAAAAATAATGCTGTGCTTTTCTCTGGATTATCTTCATCAAACTTTTTTAAACTTTCTCTAATGACATTTAAATTTTCGCTATATGATTTGTCACCAATAACACTTCTAAGATATGCTTCTAATTCATCAGCAGAACCAAAACTTGCACCTTGACCCATAGTTCTTGCCATGCCAACAAGATCTTTTTTCAAATCTTCATTGTAAATATCGCTAAATGTAGCACCTTCTGGTAAAGCACCAATTATCTGAACCATCAGACTTGACCCCCAGTCAATTCTCTAGCTAGTATTTTAAGTGTTTCACTAAAACTTTTATCTAATTCTTTAGCTGCCTTTGCAAATTTTTTAGGAGAAACTTCATCCGAATCAATGTTTCTTCTTTTTAAAAAACTTTTGGCTGCTCTTATTTCAGCTTGTGCTACTTTTTTTATTGCTGTTTTCTTTGCCATGTTACCAAGCCTTACAACTCCAATATCTTGCCTTTGTCTTAGGACCAGGATTATCACAATTATGTCTTGCCCTAAAGTTTTTACGTCTGCCTTTTTGATTCTTTTTGATTCTCATATTAGGATCACCAAAGGTAACACGTTTGACTCTGTCACCATCAGAAACAAAGACAACAGATTTCTTTTTACCATAACTCGTTTCGCCCTTGCGAATCCTACGAGGTTTATTAAGAGTTACATTTTTGCCTTTATACTTTGCCATTATTTTTTATGTATTGTTTGTATTTCAAAACTTGCTTTTTTACTTGCACCTTTATGTGGTTTATATCCACCAGTTGGGTTTTTCATTAATTTAAA